GGCAGCGGTTACGCGGTCGGTACGGCAGGGACCAAGGCTGTAGGGCGTTCCCAAACGATCCAACTCTTTCACGGATCGGAGGTTGCCTTCTGGCCGAATGCCTCGACCCATTTCGCGGGTGTCGTCCAGGCTGTTCCTGATCTGCCCGGAACGGAGATCGTCCTTGAGAGCACTGCGAACGGCGTCGGCGGCGAGTTCCATGAGCGCTGGCAGAAAGCAGAGATCGGCGTAGGCGACTACGAGGCCATCTTCATCCCGTGGTTCTGGTCCGCTGAGTACTCGCGGGAAGTGCCCGCAGGATTTACGCTCGACGACGAGGAGCAGGCCTACAAGGACGCCTACCGCCTGACAGACGGTCAGATGGCGTGGCGCCGCAACAAGATCGCGGAGTTGGCCGACGCGCTGCTGTTCAAGCAGGAATACCCGGCCACAGCCGCCGAGGCGTTCCAGTCTACTGGCCACGACAGCTTCATCAAGCCCGAGACGGTGGTCAGGGCGCGCAAGGCTGACATCGCCGGCATCGGCCCGCTCGTCATCGGCGCTGATCCTGCCCGCTTCGGCAATGACCGCTTCTCGATGGCATGGCGACAGGGCCGCAAGGTGCGGAAGGTCGTCAGCAAGACGAAGCTCGACACGGTCGCGGGCGCCAACTGGATCAAGTCAGTCATCGACTCGGACAAGCCGGCTCGGGTGTTCATCGACGTGGGCGGCCTTGGTGCTGGCGTCTACGACATGCTGAACAACTGGGGCGATCCGTATAGCCGGATCGTCGTGCCGATCGACTTCTCCGGCTCCCCGCAGGAGATGGACGTGACGCTGCCGAGCGGCGAGGTCCGGCCCGGCCCGTACAATCGCCGCGCCGAGATGTGGCAGCGCAGCCGGGACTGGCTCACGGCGGCCGGCGGCGCCGACATTCCCGACAGCGACAGCCTTCAGGCTGACGCCTGCGGCCCGAGCTACCACTACAACACGAACAGCTATCTCCTGATCGAGAGCAAAGAGCACATGCGCGATGTTCGCAAGGTCAGGTCGCCGGATGAATGGGACGCCGTGGTTCTGACCTTCGCGGAGCCGGTGAAGGAGTTCGACAGCTTCTCCAAGCCCATCAACTACCCTCGGCTCGGTGTAGCCTAGTTGGCAAAGCTCAAGGCGTCCGAAGTCAAGGCGATCTGTGATGCGGAGCGCTCGGACAGCCTGTCCGCGCTCAACGCCTCAAAACTCTCCGAGGAGCGATCCAAGGCGCTCGACTACTACCGCGGCGATATGGCGGTAGACATGCCGTCCCTGCCCGACCGGAGTTCGGCCGTCTCGACGGACGTTGCCGATGTGGTGGAAGGGCTCATGCCCAACCTCATGGAGATATTCACGGGCGGCGACGATGTCGTTCGCTTCGAGCCCGTAGGCCAGGAGGACGAGGAAGGCGCCGCGCAGGAGACGGACTACACCAATCACGTCTTCATGCAGCAGAACCATGGCTTTCTGGTGCTGTACGGCTTCATCAAGGATGCGCTGCTTTCAAAAAACGGCTACGTCAAGGTCTGGTGGGACAAGGGCCAGCGCGAGGAGCGCGAGACCTACAAGGGGCTGACGGACGACGAGCTTGCCATCCTCGCGGATGACGACGAGATCGAGATCGAGGAGCAGGACAGCTATCCCGACGAGGACTACGAGGCGGCCCCGCTCGTAGAGGCTCCGCCGCTGGCGCCAGAGGGCATGCCACAGGCCGGGATGCCTCCCGAGGCTATGGGACAGCCGCCCATGCCTCCGGCCGCTCCAGCAGGCCCGCAGACGCTTCACAACGTGGTCGTTCGTCGCAAGAAGGACTACGCCTGCGCCAAGGTCGTCAACGTCCCGCCGGAAGAGGTGGGCATCTCACGCCGCGCCAAGTCAATCTCCGAGGCGTCCTACTTCTTCCACGAGACGGATACCACCCAACAGGACTTGATCGACGACGGCTTCGACGAGAAGCAGGTCAAGACGCTCCGTCCGGGCGAAATCAACGACACCGAGGAGCAGGAGGCCCGCAACACCGTCGATGACACCGACGACAGCGAGGCGTCGGGCACGAGCAACGAGGTCTCGCGGCCCGTCCGCGTCCTCGAAGAATACATCCGTATGGACTACGAGGGTAAGGGCGCTCGCCTTTACCGCGTGACCCGAGGTGGAGCACAGGGCGAGGTTCTGACGCGGGAAGGCAAGCCCGCGATTGACGAAGTGGACTGCATCCCGTTTGCGTCCATGACGCCGATTATCATGCCGCATCGGCACATCGGCCGGTCGGTTGCCGACATCGTCATGGACATCCAGCGCATCAAGACGGCGCTGCTGCGGAACATCCTCGACAACGCCTACATGGCGAACAACCAGCGGATTGAGGTGCCGCAGAACATTGCCGGCGACAGCACGATTGACGACCTCCTGAACAACCGGCCGGGCGGCATCGTGCGGACGAAGGGGGCCGGCGGCCTCATGCCGATCCCGAACCAGGAGATCGGATCGTTCATCTACCCGCTCCTCGACTACATGGACGGGCAGCGGGAATGGCGCACGGGCGTCACGCGGCAGGGGCAGGGCCTCGACCCGAACGCCCTCCAGAACATTGGCGAGAATGCCATCCTCGACGCCGCCAACGCGGCTCGCGCCAAGACCAAGCTCATCGCCCGCATTTTCGCAGAGACGGGCATCCGCGACCTGTTCCTGCTCCTCCATGGCGTGATCCGCAAGAACTCAGCGGAAGGGGCGACGGTCCGTCTTCGGAACCAGTGGGTGCAGGTCGACCCGAGGAACTGGAAGACCCGCAACGACATGACGGTCAACGTCGGTCTGGGGACGGGCTCGAAGGAGCAGCAGCTTTCGTTCCTCATGGGCCTTCTGGGCATCCAGAAGGAGGCGCTTCTGTCGGGAACGGGTCTAGCAACGCCGGCCAACATCTACAACACGCTCAAGAAGCTGGTCGAGATGGCCGACCTCAAGAGCGTCGAGCCGTACTTTACCGATCCGGCAACCGTCCCGCCGCAGCCGCCGCAGCCCGATCCGAAACAGATCGAGGTCGAAGGCAAGCTGAAACTACAGGCCGCCGAGGCTCAGGCAAATCAGCAGTTGGCCGAGCAGAGGGCCGTGGCCGAGCTGAAGCTCGACATGGCCCGGATGCAGGAAGAGGCCCGGCTGGCGCAGCAGCAGCAGGAGGCCGAGTTCGCCCTTCGCATCAAGGAAATGCAGGCCGAGCACCAGCTTGAGCTTGTGAGGATGCAGCAGCAGGAGCGGCAGGCCATGGCGGGCAACGCCACGAAGGAGCGCATCGGCATGGATGCGAACCGTAGCAAGGCCGCAATCTCGAACACTCGCCCAGGAGGGAAAGTTGGCTGATCGAAACGGCACTGCCGTACCCCAGGACTACGAGCACCAGAGCGCCCAGAACTTCGCCATGACCTACGTGACGGACCTCGATCTCCGGCGAGAGGCTTTGAGCCTTGCGATCGGATGGGCCGTCGGCAACCCCACCAACACCGAACGGCTGATGCGCGTCGCGGCCGAGTTCTTCGCCTTCCTGAAGAAGGGGGAGCAGCCCGATGGCTGAAGACGAACTGAAGCTCCGCCGGCAGGCCGAGCGTGGCGCCCGCGCAAAGGCCATCGTCGAAGACCCGCTCGTCAAGGAGGTTTTCGACAACCTCGAACGTGAAATCATCCAGCGCTGGAAGGACACCGAGCCGTCCAATGCCCTGCTTCGTGAGCGTTATCACGCCGTCATCACGGCACTGGGCGCGATCCGCGCGAACCTCGAACATATGATCCGCGACGGCAGGATGGCTGACACCATCCTTGCCCAGCCGAAACATCCCAACCGGAGCAAGGTCGCTTGAACCGACTTCTGACCCATCTCCTCGCCAATACCGCCCTCCGCGCGCCCGAAGGCGCCGTTGGCAGTCCGCCCATCCCCGCCGAACTGACGCCGCCGCCGACAACGGACATTCCCGAAGTCCCGCAGGGGGGCTTCAATGCCTCGCAGGCCGCTGCAGTGCTCGCCAATCGGCGCAGCAAGGAAGTCGCCGCAGAGGCGCCCAAGAATACCGAACAGAAAGCCGTCGAGCGCCCGAAAGAGGCTGCTCCGGCACAGGAATCCGCACCGAAGGGTGAGGACACCGAGCAGCCCGAGGCTGCCCCCGGTGAGACCGAAGGCGAGGACGACGGGGCTGGAGAGCCCCCCATCGACCCGCCGCGGACTTGGCCGAAGGCCGAGAAGGAAGTGTTCAAGACCTTGCCCCGTGAGACGCAGCAAAGGCTCGTCGAAATCGACAAGGCTCGTGACTCTGAAATCCAGAAGGGCCTACGGGAAAACGCCGAGCGCGAACGGGCTCTAGAAGTCCAGCGTCAGGCGATGGAACAGGCGCGCACCCAGTACGAAGAGCGCCTTCCTGCCATCCAGCAGAAGCTGCAAAGCGAGATCCAGCAGAAGTTCGGTGACATCAAGTCCCGCGCCGATCTGGCGAACCTCGCCCGCACGAACCCGGCTCGATACGTCGAGTTTCAGGCCCTCATTGCGGACGCTCAGGCGGCCACCGCCGAAGCGCAGCAGGTCGAAGCACGGAAGCGGCAGGAGGCGGAAGCCTGGTTCGAGACGTTCACCGCCGATGAGGACCGCAAGTTCCTCGAGGCGGCTCCGGAGTTTGCCGACCCCAAGAAGGCAGATGCCCTCCGGCGCGAAGCAGCGGAACTCCTCATCGACAAGGGCTTCACGGAACAGGAGATCAACGACCTGTGGTCCGGCCGCAAGCCGGCACTCGTCCGCGATCACCGCTTCCAGCTCATCATCCGGGACGCCATGCGCTACCGGGCGGCCCAGAAGGCCATCCCGAACGCCAAGGCAGCGCCGACGCAGCCCTCAGTAAAGCCCGGCATCCCGCCGTCCAAGGGCGAGCGTCAGACGTCGAACATCCAGACCCTTCAACAGAAACTCGCCCGCACAGGCAAGCCGCAGGACGCCGTTGAGCTTCTGCGAGCCAAGCGGGCCTAGCTAAGGCTCTCAACCAAAATGGCAGCTCCTACCAACACCTACCAGACGTATCAGTCTGTTGGGAACGCGGAGGACGTGGAAGACGTAATCTACAACGTCGATCCCACCGAAACCCCGTTCCTCTCTGCCCTCGACAAGGTCGGCGCAGACGCCGTCTATCACGAGTGGCAGACCCAGGCCCTTGCCTCCGCCGACACGGATAACGCCGTGATCGAAGGCAACGACGCCGTCACCAACTCGGCCACGCCGACCGTCCGCATGGGCAACTATTGCCAGATTTCGGACAAGGTCGCGTCCGTCACCGGCACCCAGCAGTCCATCAAGAAGTATGGACGCGAGAACGAGATGGACTACCAGATCGTTCTGAAGGGCAAGGAACTGAAGCGGGATATGGAGACCATCCTGCTCCAGAATCAGGCTCGCTCGGCCGGCTCGGCCGTTGCCGCGCGCTACACCGGCTCGATCCTGTCGTTCATCTACACCAACGACAGCCTCGGCGCGACGGGCGCTTCCCCGACGGGGCAGGGCACGTCCTCGGGCACCACGACCCGCACCGATGGCACCCAGCGTGCCTTCACGGAATCGTTGCTCAAGACCGTGCTCCAGTCGGCATGGACCGAGGGCGGCAATCCCGACACGATCATGCTCGGCGGCTTCAACAAGCAGGTTATGTCGAGCTTCGTCGGCCGCGGCACTCCGATGGAGGACGCCAAGTCGAAGAAGATCGTGGCGACCGTCGATGTCTACGAGTCCGACTTCGGCACGCTCAAGGTCACTCCCAACCGCTTCATGCGGTCGCGTGACGCTCTCGTGCTCGAAATGGACAAATGGGCGCTCGGCCGGCTTCGTCCGATGACGACGTACCCGCTCGCCAAGACCGGCGACAGCGAGTCCAAGCAGATGCTCACCGAATATTGCTTGATTTCACGCAACGAGAAGGCCTCCGGCCTGATCGCTGACCTGACCACCACGTAGGGCAGGAGAACAACACCATGCCTGCAACTATCGCAAACTACGTCGATCAGCTTTCGACCGTCGCCGCTCCGGCCTCGGACGACGTGCTGATCATCCACGACACTTCGGCGGGAACCCCCGGCAAGGTAGCGCTCTCTGCGCTTGGCGGCTTCACCGGGAAGGTCGTGAACACCACTGCCACCGAGTTTACCGTGACCGCGGCGGCCCACGCCGGCCGCACGGTGACGATCTCCTCGGCGGCCCCGATCGCGGTCACGCTCCCGGCCGCGACCGGCACCGGCAATACCTACCGCTTCGTGTTCGAGGTCGCCGCTACCGGCACAACCTCGTCCATCAAGTGTGTGGGCACCGACGACTTCGCCGGTATGCTGGCGGTGTTCGATACCTCGGCCACCGACATCACGGCCATTGCCTTCGCGGCTACCGCGACGGACGACACGATGGCTTTTGATGGCACGACCCGCTCTGGCGTGCTCGGCACGATCGTCGAACTGATCGACGTGGCAACCGGCCACTGGGCCGGCGGCATTCGAGGCCCGGCGACGGGCTCCTACGCTACTCCGTTCAGCGCAACGGTGTAGCCAACCATGCTGGTGCGGGAACTCCCGGAAACAGGTGCTTCCGCACCAGCAACCCCTCTGCGAAGCCTTCTCATCGGATGCGGCAACAGTCGCACTAAGAAGGTCCGCTTTGACCAATCCCCGGATTGGACAGGAGCGCTTACTACCCTCGACATGGATCCAAACTGCGGGGCCGATGTCCTCTGGTCGATGGATGGCACGGGGCCGAACAAGCCTCTCCCCTTCGATGACGGGACGTTCGACGAGCTTGCCGCCTACGACGTGCTCGAACACTGGGGCGCACAGGGTGATTGGCGAGCGTTCTTCGACGAGTTCTCAGAATACTGGCGCATCCTGAAGCCGGGCGGGCTGTTCGGCATCATCGTCCCCATCAACGGGGATGCGCTGGCCGATCCCGGCCATACGCGGTTCTTCCACCAGAACCATTTCTGGTTCCTCGATCAGTCCTTCTACGCCGACAACCTCGCGAAGGGGACGGCCTGCACTGATTATCGCTGGTATTGGAAGCGTTGCTTCAAGGTGCAGATGCTCGACAGCTCTTCTGGCCACCACTGCGCTGCAATGTTGAGGAAGGCATGAGCAACCCCTGGGCCCCTCCGCCCCGCAAGTTCGATCTGGCGGGCCAATCGGTGTTTCTCGCCATGCCGTCACACCGGGATTTGCCGGGGCAGACGGTGATCTCGCTCCTCCAGACCAAGACGCTGCTCGCGGAGCGCGGCATCCCCATCCACATCGAACTGGCTCTTGGGGGGAGCCTCGTTCACCACGCCAGAAGCCGCCTTGTCTGGCAGTTCCTCAAGAGCCCGCACAATCGGCTGTTTTGGGTTGATTCAGACATCACATGGAAGGCGGAAGACTTCGTCCGCCTCCTCGCTCTCTCGACGGTCATGGACATCGTGGCAGGAGCGTACCCGGCCAAGACGGAACCTTTGCAGTTCCTCGGCCGCTCGGTTGGCTCGATGGAGGCCAACGAGCACGGTTGTTTGCCCGTTGGAGGCATTGGCATCGGCTTCTGTTGCATGACGCGGCAGGTACTCGAAGACGCCGCAAAAGCGGCCCCGAAGAAGCGCTTCCATCAGGTTCCAGAAGGGCCGATCCCGCACACGTTCTGCATCCCGCGCGACGATATCGACGACGGGCTCGGGGCGGAAGGCGAGGACATGGCATTTTTTGCGAGGGCGAAGGCTCTCGGCCACCAGCTTTGGGTCGATCCGGGTATCGTCCTCGGTCACATAGGCCCGAAGGTCTACAGCGGACAACTGCTGGACCAACTCCAGAAGGTCGAAGCGGCTTCGGTCGCGGCCTAGCCTCTTTCCATCTTAGGAGAACTACACAATGGCCTACCCGGCTAACAAGACTATGGCCGACTGGATGGTCTGCGGCCAGATCATCGACGCTGCCACGGCCTCGATCGCCCACATCGCTCCCGGCGCCGATGGGCGGCTCGAACGGGCGTACGCGACCCTCTCAGCAGCCATCACAACCGCTGACAGCGTCATCACGATCAAGAAGGGCTCGACCGAGATCGGGACGCTGACGCTGGTTTACACCGGTTCGGCGGCGGGCTCGACCTTCGAGGCGGTATTCACGGGCTCTGAGGCGGATCGGTACTTCCCGGCCGACACGCCTATTGTCTTCGACAACGGCGGCGAGTGCGACACGACATCGATCGTGCGGATTACCGCTGTGATGCGGGGATTGTAGACCCATGGCACAGTTTTGGGGCGTCGGCCGGCTCAGTACGCACCAGAGCGTAGCGTACACCGGCACTGCTGGCACGATCACCAGTGCCGTCGCGACGGGCATCCAGAAGGTGCGCGTCGTCTGCACTTCCGCGGCGTACATCGTGATCGGCAACAGCCCGACAGCGACGAGCGCGGGCGTGTATGTCCCGGCCGATACGCCGGAGTACTTCTCCATCACTCCCGGCCAGAAGGTTTCCGCCATCCAGGTATCGGTCAGCGGGACGTGCCATGTGACGGAAATCACCTAGCATGCCATTCGGCGGCATGGGTGCCCGGTTCGGAAGGATGGGCGGGCTCGGTAGCGGGCCGGGGGATGCTGCGGCGGGGCTTGTTACCAGCTACGGCACGCCCGCTATCCTCCTCTCCGACCTCGACCCTGCGAAACTCACCCCGAGTGGGCTTATTGCGAGCTATCAGGATGTGACGGGTGTTACACCTCTGACGACTTCGGGGCAGACCGAGGCGTTGAGGCTGGAGCGGAGCCTTGGGGCCGCGCGGACGACCGTTCTGGATGATGCGTTTGACTATGCGGATCAGACCGCCCTCGCTGTAAACTGGACGGTCTCTGAACCGGGAGGTGCTACGGGCGTCGAAGTGCCCGGCGACGGCACGGTCGTTGTCCGCGATGTTGGCACGGCGGACAGCTACATTGGCCGTCAGGTAACGAGCGGGGTTGGCTGGCATCGGGTGCTGATCGATCTGGTGGCAAAAGATGTCCTCGCCGCTGGTAACATCCGTGCGCGGCTCGGGGCCGTTGTTGGGTTAGGCTCCTACGGCGATCTTCTTTTCGGGGGGCTTACAGCCAGCGCTGGAACCTACCAGTCAATTGGTTATGTCTATGTGTCTGGGGCTAATCCATGGCTTTCGATTCATGCAAGCGGCACTGATCTTGGAGCCACGATAGGCGGCATCCGGCTTGAGCGCATCTCCGGCAACCACCTCTACCAAACCACCGCCGCTGACGAGCCGACCCTCGTCCTTGAGAACGACATCTGGCGGATCAGGGGGGATGGGCTGACGAAGAACTTCCTGACGCCGCTGGCTCCGGCCGCCTCTTGCACCGGCATCGTGGCAGGCGAGATCAACGCTGTCTCGGACACCCTGTTCGGTGCGTCGGTAGGAACCGCCTTCTTTAGTCTCGCGACAGGTGCGGATGGCAAGCTCCGCGGGTTCATCGGCACAACGGCCTTCGACATCACGGCGGCAAGCATCGTGGACGTTCCCGGCGTTGCGGGCATCCGCGGATCGGGAACAGACTACTATGGTTTCTGGCAACCACTAACCGGCGGGACTCCCGAAACGGTCAGCGGCACCTTCGCCGGGAGCATTCCCACGACGCAGCCGATCCGCTGGCTGGCCGAGAACGACGACGGATCACGAGCATCCCCGGCGGACGCGGACACTCCAAGAGGCGTCGTCCAGCAATCGGCATGGACTGACGCCGAGATCGCGGCTGTTGCCAATCAATACCGCGCCGCGATGGCGGGGTGGTGATGAGCACCCCAACCCACTCCCTCTTAGCCACCGTCCCCGCTGCGCTTCACGATAAGGCCAACAAGCTAGCCCACGCGCTTGGCTACCAGCCCGAGGACGGCGACACCTTCTCGATCCGCCTCGACACCCCTGATGGCGAGAAGGCCGCCTTCATCCAGTTCGTCATGCCGAGCTTTATCGCGCTCCTCGCCGCCGGCAAGACAGGCACATATCCGCTGCTCGACTGGCCTTCGTTCGGTCTGTCCGAGGAAGATGTTGCGGGGGTCATGACGGCAATCGACGCCGACACCCGGTCGGTCGATGCGAGGCTATCGTTGGAAGAACACATGGCGGCGTTCCTAGCCGAGCGGCCGAGATGGGCGGTTCAGGTCGCCGGCCGGGAATAGAACACCTCAAGTTTCCCGCCGAAAGGCTCGCGCTCCCGTTTGAAGCTGATGCGGGCGCTGTTCCGGTGCTCTGCCGGGATGCGTTCCAGCAGTTCGGTAAGCAACCACTCTTCGTCCGATCGGTCGCCGGCAACGGCAACCTTCACTCGCACAAGCGTTGTCATCTTCTTTCGCCTCCTTAAAAGGCATTCACTCTACCACTGAGCCGCCCATGACGGAACTCCGCCACCGCTTTCATGCGCACGGGGACAGCTTCACCGTGGAAGCCGTTCAGGACACCGCCCCCATCCTCGACCGCAACAAGGCGATGCAAAACGCTGGGAAGCAGACAGGTGACCTCCGCCTCGTCGCATCCATCCCGCTCATCTTCATCGAGAAATGGGCGCGCGAGGAGGGTGTGAACTACCTCCGCCTCGACAAGCAAGAGTTTGCCCGCCTCATCGCCAAGAAGCGCCGCGATCCCGACTATCGCTGGCTGTTTGCGAGCTGACGAATGCCATTTTCCACCTTCACCGAACTGAAGTCGGCGGCCCTCAACTGGGCAGAACGCTCGGACCTTTCCTCCAACGCCACCGACTTCGTCTCCCTTTGCGACTTCCGCATCAGGAAGGCCCTCGCCACCATCGCCACGCGCCCGCGCGAGATGGAGACAACCACCGACCTCACCCCGTCCTCCGGCGTCTGCACGCTCCCCGACGACTTCATGGCGATGAAGCGGGTGCAGGCTCGCACCTCCGCTCCGCGCCGCCTCGAATACCGGACCCTCGACTGGCTCGACGAAGCCTATCCCGATGGTGCCTCCGGCATCCCGGCCTTCTACACCGTTATGGGCTCGACGCCGGGGACGACGACCCTCCGCATGTTCCCGCTCACGACATCGGACATCAGGATCACCTATTACGCGTATCCGGCGGTCCTCTCCGACAGCACCGCCTCCAACTGGCTCCTCGCCAAGTACCCGGATGTCTACCTCTACGGCACCCTCGTCGAGCTTGAGATATTCGCCGGCAACGACGCCGGGGCGCAGAAGTGGCTCGGCTTCTTCCAGGGCGCGATCCAGGCGCTTGCCGACAGCGGCTTTGCCGACAGCCTGACCCCTGGCACGGGCCGGACAGCCTCGGGGTATTCCCCGTGAGGCTCAACCTCGGTGAGTGGCTACCCGACGTAGCGGAACTCGACACAGCGACGGATGCCGGCCCGATCTGCGCTGTGGCGCGGAACGTCTATCCCGGCGCCAACTCCTACCTCCCCATCCTCGGAGCCGACACCGCTTACGCCTCGGCCCTGGATGCCGCCCCGCGCGGCCTCTACATGGTCCAGAAGGAAGACGGCTCCTTCAAGGCGTTCGCTGGAACCGCTGCAAAGCTGGTCGAGTACGTTGCGGCAGTTCCTACGGACAGGGGCACAGGTTACGCGGTCCCTGATGATGAGCAGTGGTCCTTTGCCCAGTTCGGCACGAGCCTGATCGCCACCAACTTCACGGATGGTCCGCAGGTCATCGACATCGAGGCGGGATCGTCCTTCGCTGGCCTTGGTGGTTCTCCTCCGACAGCCCGATATGTGGACGTGATCGAGGATTACGTCGTCCTCGCCTCCCTCGGCTCCGATCCATTCGGCATCGCGTGGTCGGACACCAACGACGCAACCAATTGGTCCACGGGCAATTCGGGCTCGCAGTCCTTCCCCGACGGTGGGCGTGTGCAGAACTTCTCGGGTGCCGCCGGTCTCGTCATCCAGGAGCGTGCCGTTCGGCAGATGATCCACACCCCAGGATCGGTGGAGGTGTTCCAGTTCTCGAAGCTGGCCGATGCGAGAGGGACGATCGCCCCGTACTCGGTCATCAAGTTTGGCGACAAGGTCGGATACCTCGCGGAGGACGGTTTCTGGTTCGAGGGTACGAACATCGGGGCCAACAAGATCAACTCGTACTTCTTCGCCAACTGCGATCGCTCCCGGCTCTTTTCCGTCAAGGGAGCCTTCGATCCGACCCGCCCGATCTTCTACTGGGTGGCACGAACCACGGATGATCCGGCCTACGATTTTGGCGTGATGTTCAACTGGAAATCGGGGCGCTGGTCGGAGCTCGACTACGACATCCTCGATATGGCGAACATCGGCACGCCGGGCGTCACTCTTGAGGAACTGGCGGTCGCCTATCCCAGCATCGAGGACGTTCCCTACTCGCTGGACTCGCGCGTGTGGCAGGGCGGCCGGCCAGTGTTCGCCATCATCAACGCGGCCTTTGAACTGGCCTTTCTTGAAGGCGATGCTCTGGAAGCCACGATCGAGACGGGCGAACGGGAACTGGCGCAGGGCCGCCGCACGCTGATCCGCTCGGTGCGGCCCCTGGTGGATACCTCGGGCGCTGTCATTGCGGTGGGGCGGCGCTCCCGGCAGGCCGACGCGCTGGCGTGGACCTCGGAAAGCGCCATGCAGACATCGGGACGGTGCCCGGTCAAGGCGGACGGCCGGTATCATCGGATCAGGCTTCGCGTGCCGGCGGCATCCACATGGTCACACGCGCAGGGGTTCGATCTTGAGGCCGGCCCTTCGGGTATCCGGTGAAGACGCTCGACCCGCGCGAGACGCGGCTGCCGATCATCGTCAACGTCATCAACCAGCTCGCGGCAGGGCGGAGCGTGGTGGCGGGCTCGGTGACGCTAACGGTCAACGTGGCGACGACGACGGTGAGCAACGAGGTCATCCCGGCTGGGTGCTTCCCTCTCTTGACCCCCGCTTCGGCCAATGCGGCGGCGGAGATGGGCAACGGCACTTGCTACGTCTCGGCGGTGGCGAAGGGCTCGTTCACGATCACCCACGCAAACGCTGCGACGACGGGCCGGACGTTCCACTGGTTCGCGGTGGGGGGATAGGCATGCGTCGATACTTCGTGCGGGCGTGGCAGCCGGACGGCGAATGGCAGGAGGCCAAGAACTGGGGGGCGACTACCATGGACGTGCTGGAGCGCGAACGTGCCCCGGAATGGTCCGGGCTCTACGACGCCAGCGGCAATAAACTGATGGCGCAGGACGAAGCGCCGCCGCTCGGTTTCCTGCGTCTCAAGTGAGGCTCGACCCGCTCCCTCGGGAGCTTTTTGCAGATTGGTGGCCCCTTGTCGCTTCCTACGCTGAACAGATGGCGGCCCGCTTCCCCGACGACTGGCCGGTCGAAGAGACACAGCGGCAGGCAGCCAACGGCGACATGGTCCTCTGGCTGGTGTGGGATGGCCCCCGACACCTCGGGGCGATCGGCACTCACGTCCACGTCCAGCCCTCTGGAAAGCGCCTCCTCTCGATTTCGTGGGCGGCAGGACATGAGCACGGAAAATGGGCTCGGATGGCCGCTGACACTCTCGAAGCCCACGGCCGACGCAATGGCTGCACCGCCTCGGTCATCGAAGGCCGCGTCGGCTGGGCGCGGGCGCTTGATGGATACCACCCGAGACGGTGGTCGATCCTCGTGAAGGAACTCTGATGGGCAAGCGCAACAACCGCACCACGACGCAGCAGACGACCTCCGAGCCGTGGAAGCCGGCGCAGCCGTACATTACGGACGTGATGCAGCAGGCGCAGCAGGCCTACGGCCAGTCGGGCATCGGCACGACCACGAACAACGCTCTGACCCAGATCGAACAGATGGCAGGGCAGGGAACGCCGGGGGTTGACGCGGCGAACCAGTACAACACGGCCGTTCTCGGCGGCCAGTACCTCAACGAGGGCAACCCATATCTGGATCGCATCTGGAGCGATCAGGCCGACGAGGTGACGAACCGGCTCAAGTCGCTCTATTCGGGGATGGGCCGGTACGGCTCGGAGCCGATGGAGGCAGAGCTTACCCGCAATCTCGGCTCGCTCCATTCCCAGCTCTACGGCGGCGCCTACGAGGCAGAGCGCAACCGCATGGGCTCGGCGGCCGGAATGGCCCCCCAACTGGATCAGGCCCGCTACACGGCCCCGCAGCAGATGCTCATGGCCGGGGCGTATCGGGATCAGGCCCCCATGGACGCCGTCTCCTGGTACAACTCGATCATCAATCCGAACGCTGGGCTTGGGGGCACCGCCAACAGCTCGACGACCGAGCCGGGGCCGACGTTCCTGCAAATGCTGCTTGGTGGCCTGTCCGGTGTCGGCGGCCTGATCGGAGCGCTGTAACGTGGCAGGGGTTCTTCCGGCTACCAGCACTCGCGGCGGGCTTCTCGGCCAGTTCGAGCAGCGACGACCGCGTCTGTCTGGCTTCCTCGACAACAACTCGGCGGCCTTGATGCAGTTTGGTCTTGGGCTTCTGTCGGGCGGGAATCGGGGCGAGGCATGGGGCAACGCCGCACAGGGGCTCGCCTATGGCTCACAGGCCGATCAAGCTCGCCGGCAGCGGACGCAGGAGGAGGAGGAACAGGCACGGCAGGAGGAGGCACTTGGCGCGCTTCTGATGTCGGAGGAGTTCGCCAGCCTTCCCGAAGCCTACCGGACGATGCTGACAAACGATCCTGAACTGGCGCGGAGTTTCGTGGCAAGCCAGCTTGAGCAGCGGTATGCGCCGCCTACGGCTCCCGATCCGACCGACGACATTCAGGAGTACCAGTACGCCGTCCAGCAAGGCTTCACGGGCACCTTCCAAGAATGGCAGATGCAGCGGCCGCCCTCGACGGTGGTCAACAACAACCAGCCGGGACAGCCTACGTTCGGCCCCGTGCAGCCAGGATGGGCGCGCGTCGAAGACCCAGACAGCCCGACCGGCTGGCGCCTCGTGCAGGAGCCGGGCGGCGCCCCAGCGACCGAAGCGGCGGCTGCCGCCACGGCGGCAGAGAACCGCGCCGCGACGGATGAGCGCCAGACGAGCGTCCTCCTCACCAACCTCGACATCGCGGAGCAGCTTGCCAACCAGCCGATGACGACTGGCGTGGATGGCGCCCTGGCGGCGAATGTTCCGGGCACTCCGGCTTACGACCTCCGGGCGACCGTGACGACCATGAAGTCGCTCATCGGCTTCGCTACGCTTCAGGAGATGCGAGATAACTCCCCGACCGGCGGCGCGCTTGGACAAGTCGCGGTGCAGGAGATCAACTACCTGCAAGCGGCGTGGGGCAACCTCGACCCGAACCAGAGCCATACCGCGTTCATGCGACAGCTCAACGAGGTGCGCCAGATCACGCTCGACATCGTGGAAGGCCGCAAGACGGTGGACGCGGATGGTAACCTTATCGACCGCCCAGCTACCGCTACTCCTGCGCCGGCCGCGGGGACGCCCGCGCCTCCCACTCCCGGCACCGTCATGGACGGCTACCGCTTCAACGGCGGCGACCCGGCTGACCCGAACAACTGGACGCGGGTGCCTTAATGGCCGGACCTTGGGAACAGTACCAGACGCAGCCGGCGGCCCCCGCACAGGGACCGTGGACGCAGTACCAGACCCAGCCATCCGAAGGCGTTGATCTTCGCCGTCCCGCCGCCGTCGATGATGTGACGTGGTTCCGGCAGACTTACGGCCGCGATCCTATCTCGTCCGATCAGGCCGGTACGAACGATCCGGAAGCCTTCCGCCGGACCTTCGGGTTCGATCCGGTCGGGCCGCAGGCTCCCAACGGCGTGCTTGGGGAAGACCCGTATGCGCTCCGGGCCCAGCTCGACCCGGAAGGCCACGCAGCCTATCAGGCGCAGCTCCAGCAGGGGATGCCCCGCACGACCACTGCTGGCTGGGACGAGCAGGGCTTCGACACCAACAACACCCCGACAGACTGGCTCCGGCAGTTGGGGCAGGGCATCTTCGGCCTCGGGGACGAAGCCGAAGGCGCATTAGGCGGTCTTGGCAGCTTCCTGCGCGGCGAGGGATGGCAGTCCGGCTACGATCGAAACGTGACGAGCGCGCGCAGCGAGATCGCGGAGTTTGAGAACGCCAACCCGACCGCAGCAACGGTGCTGGAACTGGCCGGTGCTGCGCCCACTGCGCTCATTCCCGGCATGTCGGCCGCCGCGCGCGGGGTGACGACCTTGGGGCGTGTGGCACGGGGCGCCGCCGCCGGCACTGCCGCGGGCGGGCTCACCGGATTTGGCCTCGGGGAAGGTTCCCCGCTGGAGCGGTTGCCGAGCACGATCCAAGGGGCCGGCCCTGGCGGCGTGCTGGGCGGCCTTCTGCCGCTTGCGGCTCCTCTCGTCTCCCGTGTCCTTACGGGCCGAAGCGGCGGCTCGGCGTTGACCGGGCTGGTTCCCGAGAGTGCCGAGGCTACCGCGGCGCGCGGTGGCGTGTTGAGCACGCCGATGACGACGGACGAACTTCGCACCGCCGGACAGGCCGCCTATCGCAGAGCCGATGACGCGGGGGTGATCGTTCCTCAAGGCGAGCTGTCGGACTTCTACATCAACGCACGCCGGCAGGCGCTCGACCTCGGGGCCGATCTGGACCCTGGGGCGGGCGTTGCCAGCAACACGCCCATGAGTGCCGGCGTGCTCCGCCGCATCGACGCCGCGACCTCCAATGCCGGGATGCCGGAAGGGCTTCTGCGCTCCTACGACTTGCAGGAATTGTCCCGCATCCGAGAGGCAATCAACGGCGCGGCGGCGAACTACGCCAACCCACATGACCAGAAGATTGCGGTCATGCTGCGGGACGAGTTCGACGAGTGGCTGGACAACCTCAGTCCGAGCCAGATCGTCGCCGGCAACATCGACGAGGCGACGGCCGCCCTTCGTGAAGCCCGCAATCTATGGGGCCGCTATCGCCGCTCTGGCATCCTCGACCAGATACAGGAACGCGCGCTCGACGCGGTAGGGGCCAACTACTCGCAGGCGGGGCTCCAGACAGCGCTGCGGCAGCAGTTCCGGGCGCTGAAGAACAGCAAGAAGTTCTCGTCCTTCACGATCGAGGAGCGGGCGATCATCGACGACATCGCGCGTGGGGCTCCCTTGGAGAACACGCTGCGCCGGCTGTCGGTCTTTGCTCCTCGCGGTGCCTTTACGCAGATGTTCGCCCTCGGCGGCGTCATGCTCAACAGCCCGTTGATGATTGGGGCGACCGTTGCCGGCGAGGCGGCGAGGCGGGCCTCCAGCGCCTTGACGAGCAACAGCGTGGACCGGCTGCGGCGCGTCGTCGGCGGCGGGGCAGGCGGCGTGCTCCCGCCGAGCTTCGGGACACAGCGGGGCGTGCAGGGGCTTCTTGGAGCCGCCAACGCCTACGCCATGCCGAGGCTCACGCTCCTCCCGGAGGAGTACCTACCTGTTCCGGCGGGGCTTCAGTAGGCCCTCGGCCTCCAGCCGACGCCGGACGCGGTTGTCGTACCGGATGCCGATGATGCTGAACGCGACCATCGCGACCACCAGCACGCCGCCCAACCATACTGGGATGGCCTTGAAGAAGATCGCGGCAAGCCAATAGGCGGCGCCGCAGATCGCGAACGTCACCACGACGATCAGCACTCGACGCCAAAGCGGGATGTCTGAAAAGCGCATCCGCTCATTGTCGCATAAGGACCAGCGATGGCAACTGCCCGCGCACAGCAGGCGTATGGCTACTACGTCTCGCTAGGCTACACGCCCGCGCAGGCCGCCGGCATCGTCGGCAACCTGATGCAGGAGAGCGGCCAGAACCTCTCCGTTGATGTCGTCGGGGACGCCGGGACAGCCTTCGGCATCGCCCAGTGGCGCGGCGATCGCCTGACTGCCCTTCGCTCGTTCGCCGCCTCTCGCGGAACGGACTGGCGCGACTTCGACACGCAACTCGCCTTCGTCGATCACGAACTCAAAACCACGGAGCGCCGGGCAGGGGACTTGCTCAGGTCCGCCACCACCGTCCCCGACGCTACGGCGGCGATGATCTCCTATGAGCGTCCGCAGGGGTGGACCTCAAGCAATCCGCGCGGCGGGCACGGGTGGACGAACCGTCTGTCCTATGCCGCGCAACTCTCCGGCACCGATCCACTGGCCTACTCGCCACGCCAGAGCACGCCAGCGGGGCAAGACGCCATCGCCGCAGCAACTGGGCCGGCGGGCGGTCTCCCGTCTCCTGCCCCCGCTCCAGGCTCGCAGCGTCTGTTTCGTCCGGTCTCCGAAGCGCGCACCGCACGGGAAGCCGGCGGCACTCCCCGCCTCGACGAACTCTCCAGCATCATCAGGGCACGCCGCATGGGTGACACTCCTCTCCTCGACCGCATCCAGAACTTCGTCCAGACCCGGCGAGCGGCACGGCAGGAAAACCAGACCGCCCCGACGCCCCCGGCTCCGATCCCGAACGCGGGCGGCGGTGGGGGAGGTGGTGGCAGCCGAAGCGATCCGGCCGTGGTGCAGCTCCAGCAGGAGCTTGCCGCAGCGGGCTTCGATCCCGGCCCGATTGATGGCCTGATGGGACCGCGCACCCGCGCCGCGATGGCGGCCCGAGACGCGGCGGCATCCCGACCGGCCCCGACCACGGGAGCCATGCCCCGGCCTCGCCCGGCCAACGTAGCGGCAATGGACCCGATGGCCGCCCCGCTACCCCGTGCCCGGCCCGAGCCTAGCCAGCCCATCGCCCCAGCCAACATGGACTGGGCCATCCCGATCCAGCCGACCCGCCCGGCGACTCCTCCGACGCCCTCGGCCAACCCAACCCTCGGCCCCATGCTCGCAGGCTACCAGACGCCCGGCAACGGGGTTGGAGTGCCGACAACGCCTGTCACTCGGGGCGTCCTTCCCGCCGCTTCTCCCGCCCCTCCGCAGGCGCCGAACATCGACATCGCCGGCATCCTCGCCTCCATGCCGCAGATGGGCTTGAGCGCCCCCGGCTGGGGTGGCGGATCGCCTCCGATGGCTGGCCCCGGCGCAGGCGGGCAACCCGTCTCGACGAACCCGACAACCCTTGTGGACAGCACCACGCCGTTCTCCCGACAGGACTCAGTTGACCGCGGCTTCATGCCGGCGGGCAGGGATGACTTCGCCCTTCAAAACACCTTCTTCCGCAACCTCCCCAGCTTCAACGACCAGAACCCGATGACGACGCTGCCGCAGGGCAGCGGACAGCCGGCGCGCGCAGTCACTTCCACCACTCCCCCGATGCCGCAGATGCCGCTCCGGGGCATGCCCATCCCCGCATGGTGGCGGCAATTCATGGGCGTAGGAGTCTAGACCATGGCAACCACAGGCGTTGCGGCCTACTCCACCACCGCAAACTCAAACACCGTAGTCGGCGGCGCTTCCATCGCGGAAGGTATGTCTCCCGCGAGCGTGAACAACGCCATGCGGGCGCTGGCTGCGGACAGTGCGGTACAGCGGAACCTCCTCGGTGGTTCTACCACGACGGGCGGCTCTGCCAACGCCCAGACCCTCACCACGGGCATGACCCTTGCCGCCCATCAGCAGGGGCTCCTGATAGGCTTCGAGGCGGGCTACACGAACACCACAACGACCACGCTCGACGTGGACAGCCTCGGCGCCAAGACGGTGAAGCTCCTCAACGGGGCAAACCTCCATGCCGGAGCGATTACCGCAGGCGGCATCTATCACGTTGCCTACGAGTCCGGGGCGGATGCTCTGATCCTCCTCAACCCGCACCCGAGCGTCACCCCGACATTTACGACGCCCGTTGTTTCAACGTCCATCGACCTGACGGGAGGGCAGATCGCCTTTCCGGCAACGCAGGTTCCGAGCGCGGGAGCGAACACCCTCGACGACTACGAGGAGGGATCGTTTACCCCGGCAATCGCCTTCGGCGGCGCTTCGGTGGGCGTCACCTACTCGGTCCAGACCGGCACCTACACGAAGATTGGGCGGCTGGTGTTCTTCAACATCGCGATCGTGCTTTCGAGCAGAGGATCATCGACCGGCAGCGTTACGATCGGAGTGCTGCCGTTCACGCCGTCGAACTCATCGATAGCTGTTACCGGGCGGCCGAGCAACTACACCATCGGGTCAGGGCTCATCCCAGTCTACGATACCACTACCGACACGATCTCCCTCCGCACTTTCAGCCCAGCTACCGGCAACTTGAACGATGCGGTCGAGACGCAGGTTGACAGCAACTTCTCGATCCTCCTGACGGGGGTCTTTGAAGTTTGATGGCAGGCCGCGCGCTAGCCGTCCTCATCGGCCGCCTCCAGCAGGATGGCGCGGGCTTCGGGCGAAAGTCTCTCCCACGCGAGGATGACGGTTTTCACATAGCGCGGCGTCTGCCCGCTCTGCCACTTGCCGCGGAGCTGCATCGAGACGGTGTTCTCCGACACCCCGAGCAACTTCGCGAGCGTCTTCTGGCTCAAGCCAGCCAGCTTCGCCCGTCTCTGCCAAGGCTCATTGTCCACGGCCGGAACTGATACCGGCCCCTCATCGGATTCGCAATCTCTCAACGGCACGAGGATTTTCCCGGTTGACGTTATTGTCAGTGTGACCTAGATATTTATCGCTGTCACATTGATAGTTATATGCGTCACAGTGGCTGCGCGCAAGGCCAGCCCGAAACCGTTGAGGAACCTGAACATGACCAAACGTCCGCTTTTCGCGGCGGTCGGGCTCGTGTGCCTGCTCGCCGGCTGCTCGACCACTGGCGGCCTTTCGGCCGCGCCGACTCCTGCCTCTTTCGCCTACGCCCATGTGTGGGGCGGGGCTCCTCCCGAGCCCTACTACAGCAACGCCGTCCGCCTCCTCGATACCGGGGCGGTGCAAGTGCTTCGGGTTCCTCTTGATCGTGTGGAATTGGCCTGTGGGCGCAACCGCACCGACTACGGCTGGTTCGGAGCTGCCTGCATGATGACCGGCAACGCCACCAACGTTCACTTCGTGGTCATCGCCTCGGAGATCACCGACCCGACCACCATTCGCAACATCATGGTCCACGAGATTGCCCACACCCGGCAGGCTGGTGGGTGGAGCGCGGATCACGAAGGGGCGCAGAAGCCGCTCGGCCACCTCGACAACTGCATCCGCACGATGAACGCCGAGGGGCTGACGGTTCGGCAGATGGGGATGCTCTGCAACCTCTACGCCGGGGCTCCGCTTCGGACGCAGAGCGAGCGGGACCGCTGGGCCGCGATGCGATGAGCAGGCACGTCCGCTTCTACTCCTGCCTCGTCCTTGTCGCCGTGGCCTTCACGTTGGCGATGCTCGCAGCCCTTCCACACCCCGTTCCATAGGAGCACCCATGATCGACAGGCCGCGGTTCTTCGATCTCATTCGCGCGTCCGTCTTTGGCGGATCGATCACGCAGAAGCAGGTAGATGGCATCACCGTCATCCTCGACGAGGCGGTGAAGCGAGGTACACCGCTCACGCATCTTGCCTACCTCCTCGCCACGCCTTGCATAGAAACCGGCATGCGGTTTGAGCCGATGGAGGAGAGCCTCAACTACTCCGTCTCGGGCCTCCTCAAGACCTTCTCCCGCTCCCGCATCTCGACGGCCGACGCCGAGAAGTACGGGCGCGCGCGCAAAACCGGACGGGCCGCCAACCAGGAGGCGATCGGCAACATCATCTACGGCGGCGACTTCGGCCGGGCGCAACTCGGGAATACCGAGGCGGGCGACGGCTACCGCTTCCGGGGCAGGGGTCTCGCGCAGCTCACCGGGCGCCGGAACTACGCGCGGGCGTCGAGACTTGCCGGCGTCGACCTCGTTGCCAATCCAGAGCGCGCCAAAGAGCTTCGCATGTCCGTCGTCATCATGTTCGATGCGATGGAGAACGGGTGGTTCACAGGCAAGAAGCTGGCGGACTACCTCGACAAGTCGCCGCCTGATTTTGTCAACGCCCGTCGCACTATCAACGGGACGAATCGGGCGCAGGATATCGCGGTGTTCGCCCGGTCGTTCTATTCGGCGCTGAACGCGACGTGGACTGCAACGCGCGGACCGCTGATCGAACCGGCTCCTGCTCCTGCCCCCCGCCCTACAGCGCCGCCTCCTCCCCCGCCTGACGTGGAGCCGGTCGTCGTCAACGCTCCCAACAACGAGCCCCCTACGGGCTTCTGGGCGTGGCTGCTTGGGCTTCTGAGGAAGTGGGCAGGGAAGTAATGGCAAGGCCGGGCTTGATACCGGCTGTCGCGGTTCACAAGGCCGCGCCGTCATCAGCAGTCGAGCCCGCGACGCTATGGCGCCGCACCCCTGTCTGATCAGTGGCGTGTCCATCCACGCCGCTCGCCATCCCCAAGAACCTATCCCCATTCTAGGAGTTTCGCAACATGAAGAAGCGAGTTGAGATTGAGGTGGTTAGGCGGACTGGCGACGAGTTCCAAGAATGGGCCGTCGAGGCGATCGACTACGAAAGCGAAGGGGATGTGTACGTGACCCTGTTCTCGGGACCGCTCTCGGAGCGGCGCGCCCGCGAATACGCCGAGTTCATTCTTCGCGATCTACCCCCATCATAGGAGTTCCGCAATGGTCGATAGCCTTGTCTCCCTCGTCATCCTGATCGTCATCGTCGGCGTCGTTGTGTGGTTCGTCCTTTGGGGACTCGCGCAACTGCCGCTCGGTGCCTTCGCCGCACCCGCGCGCGTTCTCGTCATCGTCATTGGTATTCTCATCGTGGCGACTCAGGCGCTCCCGCTCATCGGAGTGAACGTCTGATGGCCGGCCCAATCATCGAAGCCGCCCGCGCGAGGTTCCGAGAGAACCGCCCCGTCGCCGCTGCCATCATCGAGGGCGTCCAGAACGCCGCCGGCAACCCCGACAACCGCCTCACGGCGCGGGACGTGCCTGCGGTCGCCGCCGCTGTCTCCGACGCCATGGCGCGCGATCCCCGCGTCATCAACGCCACGAACTCGGAGCCGCCGAACCAGAGCCGCATCATCACCGGCACGGTACCTGCGGTGGCGTCGGCACTCTCGACGTTCCTCGCCGGCATCGCGGCGTTGTTCGGCGCGCTCGGGCCAGCGCTCGCACTCAGCGGCTCGGCCAGATGGGTGGCGATCCTGATGACCGTCGCTGGCGGTGTCGGTTCGTCCGGCGGACTGTTCGCACTCTTCGGCCGCCTTCGTTCCAATCTGCCGCCGATGACCTACCGAATTTACAATCCGTTCTCGTGGCTGGCTCCCCGCCCGCCCGCACCGCCGTCCTAACCAGGTGTCCGATGGCGTCCCCCTCAAGGAGCATATCGAACGCCTCCTCTCCGAGCGGGATCGCCAGTACGCCCAGCGCTTCGACGCGCAGGAGAAGGCCGTAGCATCGGCCCTTGCCGCAGCCAAGGAAGCGGTCCTGAAGGCCGAGGCCGCATCCGATCGGCGCTTTGAGAGCGTCAACGAGTTCCGCCAGACGCTCACCGATCAGGCGGCGACCTTCGCTCCTCGCGCCGAGGTGGATTTGCGCTTCGCCTCCCTTGAGAAGGATCGCGACCACTCCGCAGGCCGGGGCGCTGGCCTCAATGCCATGTGGGGCTACGTCGTGGGCGCTGCGGGTCTCGTTGTAGCCGTCGTTGCATTGCTCAAATAGGGGCTGAACTATTGTGCCTCCACCGAAGAAGCCAACCGATCCGCCTCCGACCGAAGAGACGTGGGAGCTGCGGGACATAGACGGCGGCGACATTGACGACGGGCGCGTTCGTCGCAACCTCCGCCGTCTCGCAGACGTTGCCGATGCACTCATTGTAGTGGCCGAGCGCCACGAACGGTGGGCTGTCTTTCGGAGCGTCGGCGGGAAGTTCCTGATCGCCACCACTGTGATCATCGCGGCGCTGGCTGCGTTCAAGGAGCAACTGCTGACCCTCTTCCCGTTTCTGCGAGGTGGCCCATGAGCGCCATAGCAACGCACATCGGAATCGGAGCCGCAGCGACGGCAGCGGCAATAGCGGCTGTGTTCTACAATCCGTTCCAGCTATCCATTCCCGGCAATCTTCCTCCCCCGCCGCTTCCGGTCATCTGCGAGGTATATACTCCGCCAGACCCCACGGTGGCTCCATCGGAGCGATGTGCCTATCAGGGCTATCCTGTGAAAATCACCCATGTACAATCACCCACACCGTTCTAGGAGGACCGCATGAACATCGAGCGCGTAAGGGTTCATCGGCTTTGGCTCATGGTATTGTACCTCATGGCCGCGCGCGGGTTCCTCTACATGGCGGTTGATGACCGCCTCTCCGTCGCGGCATCGAGCCTTGCGGCCGCATGCTGCGCGGTCGCCATAAGCGCCGCTGCCGTCCATGCCGTAGCGTGGACCATCGGCAAAGCGCTGTTCTATCTCGGCAAGTCTAGGAGAACCGCATGAACATCGCAGTCACCGGAGCGGCCGCGCTCGAAGCCGAATTGAAGGGGCTCGGATCGGACATCGCCTCCGTCATCAAGCGGGCATTGAAACTGGAAGGCGACACGATCCGCTTCGTCGAATCGCTCGGCCATGACGTTGCGCAGATTGGGGACGCGCTCGGATACTTCGGGGCCGTCCATGCCGGTCTAGGAGACGCCGCCAGAGGGATGCAGGGCCTTCATGCTACCGCCCATGAAGCGGAGAAGCGCCTTCTCCCGAGTGAAAAAGCTGGTGGTGGGGGTGGACCGAAGGACCCGCCGCCGAAGCCGTAGGAGTTGGCGCTGCGGCAGGGACTCGAACCCTGCTATCTACCGGCTAAACGAAGCCCGTGAACTCTGCCATTGAGTTATCGCAGCGATGCGCAGGCTAGGCTAGATGACCGCCGCTGTCATCCTCATTTCCTTCCTCGCCAGCATGGTAGCCTACCAGCTCACGGCTTGGGACGGATACCTGTACATCTTCGGTGTCGGCGTCACCTTCTACGTCGCCGTGTTCATCGCCGGCCTCGTCACGGCTTCTATCTTCGCCGCTCTGTCTCGGGACAAGCGCTGCATCCTCGGCATCACCGTCCTGTGGATAAACTTCGCTGGCTCCCACATAGCCTGGGCGATCGGTGATCCTCACCTCTACATCGCCGGCAGTCTCGATGTTGCGACGGCGCTGTATTTTGCTCTGTACGGGCAGACGCGCTGGGAGTGGACGGTTGCGGGGCTCTATGCCTTCTCAGCCTTGCTGGGCTTCCTGAGTTTCGTGGGGGTTGTTCCGGGAGCGGATGAGCGGGTGGCGGCGGGGTTCATCGGGTTCTCCTATCCCGACATCGCCGCAATTCTTGGGGAGCTTGCCGTTGCTGTCCTTGGCCTTGGGGCAGGGGACAGCGGGTTGAGGCTTCGGGCTAAGGCGCAGGTGACTGTTCGGTGGAAGGTGGCGTAGCGCTCTTGGCTACGAGCACCAATTCCGCCCACTTTTGTGCCGTTCGGAAGGCTTCGATCACCTTGGTGTCTCCTCCGGTTCGAGACATCCCCTCGGCGTGCGACCAAAGCATCCCGATCAGGCTTGCGGCACGCCAGCCTTCGACAGTGACCCCCGCCGCCATGAGCGGGTTACTGCCCTCGGCTTCTTCGTCCATCTTCTGTCCTCCATGCTGCGTTTTTGCCGGTAGCCGCTGCGTTCCCGCATCATACCATCCTTCCCTGCCCATGCTACCATTACGGGCATGTCGATATGGACGTTCCTGATCTCGATCGATGTGGTTGTAACGATAGTCGTCGTATTCAAATGGCTGCGGAACAAGGCTAGGAAGCGCGTTAGGTGATGATTGTGGAGGCTGAAGGCGGCGGGGGGGCAGGGCTCAAACCCGCCCCCCCCTTGGACCACATATCGTCGGGCTCCCGAAGGAGGACGGCAGGTGCGATCACTGGTTCAGCGCCAACGAATTTAGCCCCCGCCTGTCTTCCCCGCAAGAGTCATTCCCCGAAAACAGCGATCAATACGAGCGCCAGGAGTATCAGCGCCACGTTGACGATGACCTTCCCAAGGCGGAGCCGAGGGTTGTACCCGCCGGGCATCTCCCTACCCCTCCACCTTGGCGTCCGTCTCGGGATTGTGGTGGGCGTCAGCATCGGCCGGGATGGCTGCGGCGGCGTCCTTCGCGGCCTTTCGTTCGGCCTGCCGCTCGAACATGTCGGCAAGATCGCGGAGTTGACCCGCGAGAGAACCAATGTCCATCTGCGGCGACATGACAATGGCGAACGCATCGTCCGGCCCGCAGTCGGTATAGTATCGCGAGACAAGCTCGCCAGCCATCAGCTTGTGGATCAGCAAATGGCTGGTCGGCGGGGAGTAGCCCCGGTGCCACGCATCGTAGTCGACCGGCGAAAGCACTGGCGGAAATCTTGACATGTCCTATTCTCCGGGGGGTGGTGGGGGAAGCGGCGCGCCTGGGTGGGCGAAGTCGGCAAAGGCGGCGCTCGCTGCCGCGACATAAGCCGCGTGAGCTTCCTCAGGCGTCCTGAAGTGCCCGAGGAACACCTTGCGCCCACGAACGCCGATCTGCGCGGCCCATGGCTTCACAAGGCTCCTGGAGGTAATGACCCCCTTGAACCCCGAGGTGTTCGCCCGCGACCGCACTTGGTTTGCGCCGTTCTGGGACAATGTCGCCAGCCGAAGGTTGCAAATGCGGTTGTCGGCTTTGTGCCCGTTGATGTGGTCGAGCAGCCGGGAGGGCCATTCGCCGTAGGTCATGGCCCAAGCGACCCGGTGCGCTCTGAGATGCGTTCGGTCCAACTTGAGTTGGATGTAGCCTTTGTTGTCAAACGACCCGACGATGGCGCCCTGCCGGATCGTCCCGGTCAGGGTGGCTCTCCACCGCAAAAAGCCATCGTTCGGATCGTAGACCAGCATCTCGTGCAAGCGCGATATGGGGTAGGTCTTCATGGCTTGGGCTCCGCTTCCCCCATATCTGAGTTCCACCCCGTGGGGAGGGTGTCGGGGGTAAGGGCGCGGATGCGGCGAGCGATGATCGCCGCCGCTCCCTCGGCCACGGCGAAACGACTATTCACCTTGCGGCTCGCGGCCCAGTCGTCCGCCACCTTCGCCGCCGCTTCGATCCCATCCCGGAAGCCTGGGGGAGAGGTTGGGGTGTCAGCCAAGGAGCTTCTCCCCTTTGGCGTCGGGGTTCTTGCAGCGGAACGGGTGAGCCTTGCGCCAGTCGTTCACCCGGCCGATCATGCGATCGATAGCGGCAAGTTGCTCCTCGTCACAGCCGCGCTCCTCGCAGATGCGGCGGTATTCGGGGAGCACCTCAGCAAAGGCGTTGTCCTTCGCGAGGAACACAACGTACTCGCTATCGGGCACCGCCTCGTCGTTCTTGACCTTGCGGATTTCGCCATAGAACTTGGCGTCGAGTTTCGGTTCGGGCATCCTACGTCTCCTTGGTTTCATCCGGGCGGGTGAAAGCGGCGCGGGCTTCGTCGTAAACGGCGCGGTCAATGAAGCCGATGTAGACGGCGGTTGACTGCGGATCGTCCATTCCATCTGGAATGGGGATGACCTTGCCAAGCTCCTCCCGCAGTCGGGCGACTTCGGCCTCGGAGGACTCGGCGCGGTTGAGGTAGGGGCGTGCGAGTTCCGCGAAGATGTCGAGGGCTGCGTTCTTCAAATCGGCCTTGAGGGCTTCGACATGCCGGGTTGCGTCAGCGAACAGCCCAGCGACAGCGAACCGCACTGCCAGTTTGTTTAGCGCTTCGTCCACGGGCGCTGTCCGTAGCGGCTCCCGGAGGGCGGCCAAATCCCGCTCCAGTCCCGCAATCTTCTCGGCCATTGCGGCACGGTCGGAGAGGAGGGCGGCGGCCAGTTCGAGCGCCTGCGACTTGATGCAATACGCCATGTCTCGCGGGCTCACCCCGTCCATCAGGGACAGGCAATGCGCCGTGATCGTCAGGAGCGGGGAGTAGAGCGCGAACGGGAGATTGGCCGGGACTTCCCCAAGCTCCTCGAAGTACGCGCCGAGATCGGGAGCATCCACGGAGGCGGGGGGACTAGCCACGGGCGGGCTCCTTCTTCGCGAGTTCGCTGCCGTGAAGCAGACCGGCGGCGTAGACCATCAGCAGGAGGTCGTTGCCGCGCCCCGTCACGACAGCCCGGGCTGCGATACGGTTGACGAGTCCTTCGACCGCTCGGTGAAGTTTCTTCGGCACATCGGTCAGTTCTGGAACGAGCGGAATGTCACCCACGTCCCGCCTCCTTCTCTCGATCGAGGAAGGCCGCGAGGGCGCGGAACCAGCGCGTTTTGACGGTGAATGGGTCGTCGTCAGAGCGCCCGGCATTTCGGTCTTCAGCAAGCCATCCTGCAACGGGCCCCATCAGCCCCTTCGCCTCCTCCAGCCGTTCCTTCAACTCGTCGTAGTCTGCGGTATGGGCGAGGAGGGTGCGGATCGCTTCCACTTGATAGCAGGAAGCGCGAGCCTCGAACTCCATGTTGTCCTTGTCGACGGACTTCCATGGGATGTTCCCGACGAGCCGCTTCATCTCATCTATCGTCGTCATAATCGTCTCCTGGGGGTTGGGGATCAGGCGGCGGCACGGTCGGACGTGGGAACGCGCCGGGCCATAGGAAAGCAGGGCGTCACACCTCGCGCCGTCGCGCCTGATCCGCCGCCTCGTTGGCGTGAAGTGTGCGGAGAGCCTCCGCCTCCATATCCCGCGCGGCCTCCAAATCGGCGGTCGCTGACCGCACAGCTTCCTCCTTGTTGCTGGTTCGGGCGCAGGCGCGTTCGTAGGCTTGCCGGGCAAGCTTCGTATTCGGGTGCTCCGACTGCCGGTGGCGGGCTTCTTTGCCGGGTTCCGAGCGGGCCATCGTTTGGCGGTCTCCTGTTTCGTATCTACGATTGCCAAAATATCGTATCTACGCTACAAGTCAATAGCGTACATACGAAACAGGTGGCCCTTGCCGGAATATCGTACATATGAGACAGAGCGCGGCGTGGGCCGCCCTATGGAGTTCCCGGAGAGATTGACCCTCCCCTTGCCGAAGGGGATGACGGCTCGCCTCGACGCCTCCCGGCATGACGGCGAAAGCCGCCTCGACGTGATCCGCGAAGCCGTCGAGCGCGAGCTGAAGCGCCGCGAGCGCCAGAAGGACAAACCCGAGTAGCTCATCTACTCCCCCCTCTGCTCGATTGCGGAGGGGGAGCGAACTACCCGAAGCGATCCATTCCGACTGACCAGAACCCACTCGCCGGGCCGCACGATCCGCGTGCGGCCTGACGGCATGTCGAAATGCAGTTGGGTGTCCCCGGCATGGGTGAGGTTCCAAGCCTCCTCGATGCGATCGGGCAGAACGTAGGAATCACCGCCGGGAAACTGCCATGGCTCCATCATCCCGCTCTCCTCAAGTCGGAGAGACGGGGAGACGGAACGACGCTCGACGGGTGGACGATCGATGCGTGCTTTGCGCCGTCGAGCCAGACGTGAACGTGAGCCGTGTGCGGCCCCGGATAGCCGACGACGCCTTCCTTACCTTGGAGGCCGGGCTCGTCCCGAAAGCCGACGCGATCCCCTACCTTGAACGGGAAGCCGTACGCGCGGCGGATGTAGCCGTAGCCATCATCGGCCGGGACGCCGCAGCTCCGAACCGTCGAGATGCGGAGGAAGTCCCGGAAGGTGCACTCGAACGCCTCGCTGAAGCTGCGCCATGCGTCGGCGCGGGCGCGGCCGGCGGACGAGGCAGAGTAGGTGTTCGGCGGGAACCCCCGGACCGTCACCTCGAACGTGCGAACACCGCTCATGCCGGCACCCGGAGGTGCGGGGCCGCTTGCCATTTCGGAACGCGGCGGCTATCTGAACGTCCACCGGCAGACGGGGTTTGTACAGCGCAATGTAAAAGCGCCGCTAACCCATTGATCCCGTTGGGGGATAGTTTAACGGTAGAGCTTCGTATCACGGCGGCTTTCCTCGCTCTATTTGTAAAACACCCGGCCACTAACCGCTAGCTTTCGCTGGCATTTGTAAAATCGTGGCGGCGCTGTTCTCGAACTTCTCCATCGCCCGTTCGGCCGTGGTCCGCTGGTCGTACCGCTTGCCGTAGTGCTCGATGATCTGCATGGACTGGCCGGTGATCGAGGCTACCTCCTTCACCGTGCAGCCAGCCTCCAGGAGCGCGACGACTGCCGACTTCCGAAGGCCGTGAGGCGATAGCCCGGCCTTGCGGATGGCGGCCTGCGGCTCCTTCGCCATCTCCCGCGTCCACATCGCCCGCCACTGGTTCGTCGTCATCTCGCGCCCTTCCGGGCCGGGGACGAGAACCATCGAGCCGCGCCGCTTCGCCTCCTCGATGAAGGGGCGGAGGTCGCGGTGTATCGGCAGCTCCAGCCGCTTGCCGGTCTTCTGCTGCGTCAGGAGGATGCTCTGGCCGACGATGCTCGACAGGCGCATCTGGAGAACGTCGGCGGTTCTCTGGCCGGTGTAGTAGGCCAGCGCCACGAACATGCGCGCTTCGGGCCGGCAGTGGTCGAGGGCAAGGCGGATCAGATCCAGCGGCCACGGCTCGGCACCGTCGCTGTCGATCGTTAGCGGCTCGATCTCGCGGGCAGGGTTGATCGTCGCAAGGCCGCGCGGGACGCCCCAGGCGAACAGCGTGCGGATGACGGACAGAAGGTGGTTGGCGGTCACGGGCGTGCCGGCGAGACTGTCCCGCATGGCGAGGAGCACGGGCGCGGTGATGTCACGGGCGGCGTACGCGCCAAGCCGAGCCTCGAACAGGTCGAGGTATCGGTCGTAGTCGCGGCGGCTCACCGGCTTCAGGGCGCCATATCCCGGCGACTTCCGATAGCCGGCGATCATCGCGGCGACGGTGTTCTTCTCCGTGCGCCCGCCGCGTATCGTGTCGATGAAGGTCCAGAAGCCCGGAGCGTCCGGGTCGACCGGAATCCGCACCGGCTTCACCGCGTGCTTCGTCCCGCGGAACGGGTGCCAGTAGTAGTAGGCCCTGCCGCCGGCCGTGACCTTGTGGACGTGCTCAGGCAGCATGACGCCGTGCTTTCTTGGTCGAGCCATCGCCTCTCGCCGCTCCCATGATGTCGATGGCAGCATTGGCGGCGGGATCGGCGCGGCCCGCAAGCGCCTCGACGACGGTGAGGCGATGCCAGCGGCGCTTGTTCCCGATGGTCACAGGCTCGGGGACGACCCCGGCGGCGACGTACTCGCGGAACGTGGACTGGGCCAAGCCGAGGCAATAGGCCATCGTCTCCTCGTCGCAGAAGTCAGGCGGGAACGCGCGCGTGCTCATCGCCGTCCCCCCTCTCGTTCGTCCGGGAGGGTCATGCTTTCTCGGCCCTGAACTGGACGACGTTCTCGGCCTCCGACGTGAAGTCGGGATGCTTCGTCGCCATATGGCGCTTCAGGTTCTCGAACGAGCGGGTGCAGCACGGGCACACGCCCGCTGCGGCTCGGTTCTTCAGCTTCGTCACCTGCCCTTTGAGCGCCGTCGTGGAACGCTCCGCGCGCTCCCTCGCTTCCCGCTCGTCACGGAGACGGTCTTCGTAGTAGGCTTGCTCCTGCTTCAGGCGGTCGCGCTCGGCCCGGAGTTTGTCAGCCTCGGTGGGTCCCTCGGGGTAGTGCTGCGGGTGCCCGTGGGCGCAGTAGAACGTAATGGCCGAGGATCGGTGCGCCGCGGTGTAGAGGTCCTCCGGCAGTGCGATGGGGGCCTTGCACTTGTAGCAGACGCCAGCGTTTATGAGGTCGGTCACGGCCCTACTCCTCCCAGCCCATCTTGAGCTTCACACTGGGGAGGGCTTCGGCGCAGAAGCAGTCGGCCCGTTGCCGCCATTCCTCCTTGCGTCGGGGGTGAACGGCTCCCCACGGCAAGTCTCCGGCCGGCGAGAAGAAGCCGAATAGCGCCTCCGCCAGGGCATCTCTCAACTCTCGTGCTGGCGTGGTCATGACTGGCCTTGGGCTTTGAGGAGGGCGGCGTCGGCGGCGGCGAGCGCCTGTTCGGACGCCTCGTCTGCGGCTTCGTCCTGCTCGGCACGTTCGGAGCGTTCACTGTCGCTGAGCCATTCCCGCAGGTGGCGGACCTCGTCGAGGTCCATCGCAAGGCGGCGGCGGCACTCAAGCAGCGCCGCGTAGAGGTTGGGGGAGGCGGCGGCGAGTTTGCCGTTGGCCCGCGCCTCCCGCTCGCTGCTGATGCTCTGGTTCGGCCGCATCATGTTGAAGCTGCCGAGCATGAAGCGGCCTTCGCCTGCGGTGAAGATTACGCCGTAGTCGTCGGCCACCCACTCTCCCGGCGTCCAGCCGCCAATGTTCGTCTCGTCTCCCATGGCTCTATGGCTCCGATGATGGGGTGGACTTCGCCTCAAGGAGGGCGAGGAGAAGGGCCAGGGCGGGGGTAGACATGCCCTGCTTGGTCTCGCCGCCTACGTCGTAGTCCGGCGGCTGCACGATGTAGGCGTCCCACCACATGCGCTCCACCGTGCCGCCCTGAAGGAGTTCGGTGCGCCATCCCGGCAGCACCTTGGCGATCAGCGACAGGACGGCATCGACGGAGGAGGTGTACTGTGGGACGCCGCCAAGCGGGAACCTGTTGCGGGCGAGTTCCTTGGCGTAGTGCAAGCGCCAGTCTGGCTCTACCGCTTTGAATGCGCCGGGATCATCTCGCTCGAATATCCCGAGTTCTACCCAAAGCGCCGCATCCACCTCCCGATCCGGCCCGGTCAGATTTGCCACGCGATCACGGAGTTCTCTCAGATCGGCCATTCTATCTCTCCCCGCCAGGTGCACCGAGGAACGTCGAGGCAGTCCGAATGGCATCTGCGATGACAAGCTCGGCGCGCTCGTAGTCCTGGTTGCAGGCAAACAGCTTCGTGCAGAGCGCCAGCGGGTCGATCCCGTAGCGCGCCCAGAATTGCCGCTCGTCCATGCCGTGCTGCTGCTCGTGCTGCCGCCGGGTAAGAGGGAGCGTCCACATGTCGTCTGGCTTCTCAGCAGCTCCGGTCTCTCTCTTGGCGTAGGCGAGGTCGCCATACCGCACATGGGCGGCATCGACTGGGCGCTCCCCCGTGAGGCAGGACGGCAGCCCTCGGATGAAGTCGAGGTAGTTGTCGTCATGGATGCGGGGGCGCTTCTTCTTCCCCGTGCTCAGGGCGAAGGCTGTCGAGGCGCGGGGGAGTTGATAGGCGCTCATGCTGCCTTCTCCGCAGGATCGCTCCAGACGACGCCGTTCTCGGCTCCCCAGGCGAAAAGGAACTCGATCAGCTCGGACATTTCCGGGATCGACAGGTCTGACGACGACTGGCCCCAGGGGATGAAGGTCGCGCCGTCGAGCGAAGGGATGAACTGCACCTCCCGGCCGCAGGCGTGCATGAAGATCACCTTCCACTGGTCGGGCGTGTAGCGGCGGCCGGCATGGAGCTTCTGGACGGAGATGTCCGTCAGCATCGCCCACATGCGGGCGTTCTGGTCGGTCGTCCGCTTCGGAGCCTTGAACTCGACGCGGGTGTCTTTCGGCGCGCTCGTGACCCACGCCACGGCCCGCGCCCGTATCTTGTCGTCGTGGAGAACCAAGAGCGCGCGTCCCATCAGGCGGCCTCCTGCACGATCCGTTCGGGCAGCCACTTCCGGGCGAACTCGACGAACAGCCCGATCTCGTTCTCCACGTCATCCCGCATCGATGGGTAGCGATAGGCCGACAGGCGGTGCAGGGCCGTGATGGCGTAGTGCCTGGAGTGGGGGCGCGTCTCCTTGCCCTCGAACACGTTCCACCGGAACTCGTCGGCGCCGAAGGCGTCGAGGTAGAGCCGCCATTGATAGGACGACAGGAACCGCTCGGCGTCGTACCAGCCGGTCAGCTTGTGGTCGTCGATCCGCTTGCCGTGGACCGCATCGACCTTCGCCACCAGCGTCACGCGGCAGCCTGCGATGACGTACTCGGCCGTCGTCTTCAACTCGCGGACGGGCGGCACGTCGAGGGCTTCGTCGCAGTCGATCTCGAACGTGTAGCCGCGCGCTGTCAGGGTGGCATGGTCGCCGTCCCCGATCTTCTCCAGAGCCGCATGGAATGCCACGCCGGCCATCATGGCGGGGCTTGGTTCCGACTTCCGGCGCATCTCGTCGAGGAACTCCGCAAGGTCGGCGCCCTCGTCGGCGCGGAACGCCCGGAACCTGTCCACGTCCGTGGCGGAGAGGCGAAGCGTCTCCATCAGGCCGCCTTCGCCTTCTCGGCGTACTCGCCGCTCGCCTTGTCGAATACCAACCCCAGCGCCGTCGCCCGGCCGTGCAGCATGGCCTTGCACGGGCCGCCGGCATCCGAAGCGCGCGTCAGGAGGGCGTTGACGCCTTCCCGCGTGGTGACGTTCGGTAGGGCATCGCGGAACCACTCCTGCTCGGCCAGAGCCTCCGCCTGTGCGGCCGTCATCTCGTTCAGCCGATCCTTCGTCCGCTGGATCACCCCAGCCAGGAACCCGGCAAAGGCCGCGCTGCCGGCGTCGGGAACGTCGAGCGGCGGAAGCTGGCCGGGGTTCTTCCCGAACGCCGCATCCGAGGGCGAGAAGCGGAGGACGCGCTGGCCGTTGACCATGACCAGCCGGCCCATCGCGTCGGCGGCCTTGTAGATCTCGCCCTTCGATCCGCCCTGCACGTCTAGGCGTTCGATCACGTCGTCGCCGTTGCGTTGCTCGTCCGAATGAGCGATCAGGACAACGTCCTTGCCGAAGCTGTTCATCAGCTTGAGGAAGCCGGTGAAACGGGTCTTCAGCGTTCCGTATCCGGGCAGGGTGAGGGCTCCATTCCGGTGGCCCTTGGGGTCTGTCTTGATGATGTCCGCAGTGATAGTGTCCAGGGCCCGGCCGGCCGTATCGATGACGACGGTCGAGTAGGGAGCCAAGTCCTCCGCGGTAATGCCGACGACGCTTGACCAGCTCTCCACGCGCACCACGTCCTTGCGGTTGATGGAGCGGTACGAGCCGTTGTCGAAGTCGAGGAGAAGCGGCGTTGCGGCCGTGAAGGCGAGGGAGGTCTTGCCCAATCCGGGCGGGCCATAAATGACCATGTTGAGGCGTTCGACCTTGATCGGGTCGGCGGCGCGTGTGATCTTGAGCGGCATCAGATTGCACTCCTGAGTCTGAGTTCTTCGATGAGGTTCCCGAGCCTGATCCAGGCGCCGATGATGATCCCGGCATCGTCGAGGAGCGCGGCCTTCTCAGCCTCGCCCTTCGATGCGAAGTCCATGACGTCGTCCACTGCGCTATCAAGGCCGTGGGTGTGGAAACCGCAGTCCATCAGCGTGGCGTGCTCTGGAGGAGCAAAAGGTGCGTTCATGCCTCACCTCTGGCCTTGGCAAGAGCGGCATCGACACCGCAGCGCTCAAGAAGCGGCTGCCATGTATTCCGGGGGTGATCCGTCGAGCGGCCGAGGTCTTCCATGATGGCGGCGCCGATTACGACGGTTCTGATGAACTCAGCCCGCAAGGCGTCCAGCGCCTCGTAGAGGTCTTGAGCCGCCACGATAAGGTTGGCGTTCCCGGCGACGATCTCCGGCGGCCGGAGGTTGCTGATGACGGCAGCGACGGCCAAGTCATCGACCGGGCAGATGGTGTAGTCACCGAACATGTCCGGGCCTTCGGCAACCCAATTGCCCTCGGTCCAGCGGATCACCCGCCCTGCCGGCTGGTCCTGTGTGTTCTTCGTGCTCACGCTGATCCTCCGAAGTAGATTTCAGGACAGCCCGCCCCAGTGATGGTTACGAAGCTGTGGGGACGCAGACGGCGGCGGTGACGAGCGTTGAGGGCGAGGAGGAGGGGGATCATGTCGGCCTCCCGGCGAGTCCGCAGAAGCCGCTGCGGCCGCTATTCTCGACGGCTTGAAGGTTCAGGCGGGCGTAGTCGCCGTGCGTCTCAAGGGAGAGGAGGGCGAGGGTGTCCTTGATGATGTTCATGGGTTCCTCCGTACGCGGTCGTCATCGATCGACTGCGCCTTGGCCTTGGCGTCATCGAGCGAGGCGAACTTCTCCTCGATTAGGCTGCCATCGGTCCCGAGGCGGTACATGCCTGGCGTCGCGCTCGGCATTACTGTGAAGACGTTGCCGCGGTAGCCTTCTGCCTCGTGCCACGGTTGCTGCTCGTGCGTGTTGACCTGTCTCCAGACGAGGGCCATCTCCTATTCCTCCCTGCCGAGAGCGGCAGCCCTGCGGTTTCCACGCTGCGACAGCGCCCACTCGCGACGATGCGCTTCGGCGCGAAGCTTCGCCGCGGCCAGTGTCGGCTCACTGCCGATCAGATCTCCATCGGCTCGGATGTCGAAGGCCGCGCCGGCCGCCGGGCGCTCGATCCGGTACGAAATGCTGGGAGCGGTCACGAGTTGACCCATGCTGGTCTGGGCGCGGTGATAGGTTGTTCCGTCGGGATCGCGACGGCGGGTCCAGTCCAAAGCCATCTACCAATCCTCCTCGTAGTGGTGGTTGATCCGCTCCTGCGCCTCGGTGAGGACGTAGGGCTGGGAAGGATCGGGGGCGGCGTCCTCGTCGTCCAGTTCGACTGGAACGTGTTTCCACTGCTTGCCGGACTTGATGTTGTAGATGGTGCCCGGAGCGATCCCGTAGTCCTTCGCTATCGACCGATATGGCTCGCCCGCGGCTACGCGGCGCCGGATCGGGTTGATGTCGCGCTCGTGTAAAAGCGCGAGGTTATGACGGGAGCCGCGTAGCGAGCGCCCCTTCGCCGCCATGTCCGTCTGGTTGTCCTTCGCGGAACCCAAGAACAGGTGATCGGGGTTGATGCAGCTCCGGACGTCGCAGCGATGACAAACCTGCACCCCGCGGGACACCGGACCGATGAAATACTGGTACGACGCGCGATGAGCGGAGATCACGCGCCTTGGGTTGTATCCATGCGCCTGTCCGTAGCCGTTACGCATGATGCGCCCGGTCCAAAGCCAACAGCCGCTGTTTGGCTCCGGGATGTAGTGACGCGGGTAAATCGTAACTTTCGACTTCGGAGGCGCTGCCTCCTCTCCCGCTTCCGGGGCGCCGATCAGCTTCGCCATCGCCACTTCAAGGCGTTCCCGCTGCCAGCGGGAGATCGTCAGGAGCCACTCGGGGTCGTGGTGAAGGGGGAGGGTCATGCTTCCCATTCCTTGAGCGACTGGTAGACTTCGATCATCGCGGCGATGTCGCCTTCGGCCAGAGCCTTCGCGGCGCGGTCGAGATCGGCGCGCATCATCGTGACGGCGAAGAGGCCTTCGCGGATCGCGGCGTAGTGCGGGAGCACCTTGTCGCGGACGCGGGCCATTTCGGCTGGCAGAGCGGTTCCGAGGGACTCGTTGCTCATGACCGTCCTCCCGCCGCGAGGCTCCGGGCCTCATGCAGCTTGTTGAGGGCGGTGTCGTAGTTGCTCCACTCCTCGACTGAGTGCGCGCCTTGGCGAGCCGCCTTCGTTTGGGCGATGGCATTGTCGATCGCCTCAAGCGCAGGCGACTTCGGAGGAGTGACCATCGTGGACATGCGGAGAGCCGTCCCGAGGTCGCGGATGGTGGTGGCGTAGGGGGAGTGCATCTCAGGCGGCCTCCTGCTTTGCGGGGACCAGCGCCGCGGCAACCGCGTCGCACTCGTCAGCGAGGGCGCGGAGGGTTGAAGGGGCGGTGCGCGGGCCGGGGTGGTTGGCTACCTCGCTCTCCAGCATCCACAGGCGGAGGGAGAGGCGGCCGAGAAGATCGGCGGCGAGGATCGCGGCGTTGGCGTCGGAACCCGCCCCATTTGCGAGGTGGCAGAGTTCGTAGAGTCGTTCCGGGTGGTAGACGCGCCCGACGGTGGCGATCACGCGGGCGTTGCCGCCGGAGCCATCGTCCACGACGATGACAGGGCCGGGGGTGCCGTCGCTGGTGAAGTCAATGGCGCCATCGGCCTCGAACAGTAACCGGGCCATTTATGCGGCCTCCTGCTGGCGGATTGTCTGGACCCAGAGGCGGGCGCGGGCGATTGCCTCATCCTTGGTGGCAAAGACGGTCGGGAAGCCGCGACCGGCCCACTCAACGGTGAACTTGTTGCCCAGCGGGCGGACGATGCCGGCGGTGCCGAACATGGTCCACTGAGCGAGAAGGCTGCGGGCGAACTCTGCGTCGGCGGGGGCCATTACACGGCCTCCCCGGTCAGGGTGGCGCGGAAGGCTTCGGCGGCGGCCTGAGCGGCCTCGCGGGTAGCGAAGCCGAAGGCGACGAAGCCGCCAACCGAGTACTGGAAGCGATCGGAGCTGTGGAACTTGGTGATCTTGATCGTGAGCGGCTTTGCCATCTTCGCCTCCATCTTGGTTGCCGCCGAAGCGGCTTCGATGGCAGCCATATGCGCATACGCATAACGATGGGTCAAGCGAATATGCGTAAGCGCATGTCGATTTTCTGAACGGGCGGCGGGAGGTCTCGGCTTAGCGGCGGCGGATGTACCGGACCTTGAACGCCTGCACGATCTCAACGTCCCGGATCGGTGCGGAGTTGTAGGCCGTAAGGGTGTAGAGCCCATCGCGTTCGGGCTCGACGATCTTGATGAGCCAGCGACCGTCGATCAGCTCGACGACGTATTCGTCAGCCATCTTGATCGGCAGTTCTGCGGCGCGCCCGCCGTAGAAGACCGTGTCTCCGTCCCGATAGACCGGGTACATGGAGTCGCCCCGCACGCTGAGTGCTTCCACCGCTCCGAACCCCTTGGGCGCCTTGACCCAATCGATGGCGCTGGTTCCGGCTCCCCTGTCCATCATCTGAACAACCGCTCCCGCGCCAACGTAGCCTACAAGTGGAACTAGGGTAAAGAGCGGATTATTCCCGGTTGCGAAAGCAGTGTCCGCGGTCGGCATGTCGGGGTCGTCCATTTCGAGCGAGGCGATCACGTCCAGGTGCTTCGCCTCCGGCTCCTGGCGGTCGGACTCCCATTTGGAAATGGTGGTCTGGCCGACGCCGAACCGCTTCCCGAAATCGGCTTGGCTTTCCTTGAGCGAGCGTCGCAGTCGGGAGATTCGGCGACCGATGGTGAGCATGCTGCCTTGAACGAATAACGGGCCGTCACTATCAAGCCTCTTGACGCCGGTATGCGTATGCGCATAACACTAAAGGCCATGGATTACGTTGCAGAAATCGCCGCCATCGAGGCTCGTTTGAAGCGGGCAGATAGTTCCGTCGCCGCCATGCTCAGGCAGGCCGACGTTGCCCCGTCCCAGTGGACGCGCTGGAAGGCCCGGAGCCACGAGCCCCACCGCACGACGTGGAACCGGATCGTCGCCGCCACGAACGAACTTACCGCCCGCGCCCACGGGGGCGAGGCGGCATGAACCCCATTCCTTCACGCGCGTCTAACCTCCCGCGCGTCTTGCCGGCGGTGCCGGTCTTTTATTCGGGCCGAGATAACTCCCCGGCTGCCTCTGACGGGCAGGGCCGGGTCACCAAACGCGGGTGCTCGGCTTTTCTGCTGTCATGGGTGGCTCGGCCCCAGCGGGTTGCCGCCCGCTGTCACGTAACCACCCTAAGCACCCGTGCCCGTCGCCTTCTTCAATCCGATGCGTTGATGCACACCATCCGCATCGGTAGCGCCGGGAGGGCTGTCGCCTCCCTCGGGTCGTCCCGGCGCGCCTATCTCAACCTTCCCAACGCTAGGAGCGCACCTTCGGGAGGGGTTTGGCGCTGCCACCGTCGAACGCAGACAGACGGGTCTCGGCAGCACGGAATTGGAGAAGGGCTGTCCCCGGCGCGCTCCCGGCCCAACTCCACCCCCTTCCTGGTGGCCCCGTGCTGGGTGGTGGGGACGTCCCGTCACTCATCGCCGCGCCATCCGCGCAATAGCCCGGACACGACCTCCGCTAGGGAGAGCCAGTCCGTCTCGACGCCACGCCCATCCACCTCATCGACGCGCTCCGTCTCCCGGCCAAGGTCATCGGTGTCGTCGTCGTATCGCTCGAAGCACATGGATGCCGTCTCCTTCGCTCACCAATGTGACGAAGGAGCCTTCCGACATGTCGGAGAAGCGTCCCTACAAATTAGAACATCGTTCCAACTCTGCGGAGATCATCTCGATGACCGCCGTCGCTGAAGCTGGCCGCCTCCTGCGCGAGGTAGCCGAACCCGTCCCGGCCGGGGATTCCGTCAAGGCCGCCATCGGCCGGGCGGCGCGCCGCGTCGAGAAGCACATACCCGCGCATTTCGCCTCCCGTTGGCACGCCGGCAGGGCAGAGGACATCTGGCGCGGCGAGGCCCGTGGCGTGTGGGCTGAGGAAATGGACGCCATTCGGATGGCTGCCGACGCACAGGCAGCGGAGGAGGCACGCAGTGAACTGGCGGAACTGGACGCCCGGCTCGCCCGGCTCGAGGCCCTTCTTGTTCAGGACGAGGAGTTCCATCGCCCGCAGGTTGATGCGGTTCGCTCGATGGCTCGCCGTCCTGATCGCCCCGTGGATTGAGGGCGACTGATGCGCGTCGTTCAACCCGACCTTTTTGAGGGGAGGAAGACCTGATGTTCCACGTTGGACAGTTCGTGGTTTGCGTCGATGATGGCCCCGGCGCTGGAGGCGATCCAGTCGTCCTGCGCAGAGGCTATGTCTACACGGTTCTCAAGGTTACGCCGCCGCGCTGGAATGGTTGCGAATGGGGCGTCAATGTAGATGCGCAGGGCGAGGATTTTACTGGGTACTTCCCAGACTACCGCGCCGACCGCTTCCGCCCCCTCCGAGACGAATCCCTCTCCGTATTCAGACAGGCTCTAGAGCCCGCTCCGAAGCAGACGGAGACGGCGTAGATGGCGGACCAGCCAGAATACCGGCTCTCCTGCGTCGTCGCAGACACTCTCCGCCTCCGGGGCAGGGAAGGGCTCCATTGGTTTCACGTCCCGAACGGTGAAAGCCGCTCGGCACGAACGGGAGCCCGCCTCAAGCGCATCGGCACCAAAGCCGGCGAGCCCGATTACGTCCTGATCTGGAAGGGCCGCGCCATTGGCCTGGAGCTCAAGGAGAAGGGTGGCTGGCAGTCGGCCGAGCAGCGGGCGATCGAGGAGGAGTGGCGCGACGCAGGCGGGCTCTACCGCTGCGTCAAGGGCTACGACGAGGCTATGGCCTTCCTCGAACTGATCCAGGTTCTCCGTCCCGACCACTCCCTTATCCGTCACCAGCCAGCGGAGGCGAGAGCATGAGCCAGTTGGTGTCCATTTCGTCGCCATCAAGCGGCAGGGAGATGATCGAGAACGCTGCGAGGCTTCGGCGCGCCTTCTTTCCCCGCACACTGATCAATCGCACCGTCCCGGCACCTGCGCCAGCGCGTATTGTTGTTGTGCGCCGGCCCAAGTCGAAGCGCGGGCAACAGCAAGTCAAGATAGCGGACGTTCTGGACGCTGTCGCGGAGCACTTCAGTCTGTCACGCAAGGCGCTGGTCGTCCATGACCGTCGCCGCCGTCTAATCCCGCCGCGCCAGATCGCGATGTACCTCGCCAGAGAGATGACGGACTGCTCGTTCGCGCAGATCGCTCAACTTCTCGACCGGGACGATTCGACGGTGCGTCACGGCGACGAGGTAATCGCGCTCGCTATCATGGACGGAGACCCCATCGCCTCTGACGTAGAGGCCATCCGGGCGAGGCTCCTGGCATGAGCGTCAGCGCCGCTACGCTGAACCGCATTGCCGATATGGAGTCGCCCGACGCCATGCGCGAGATGCTGCGCGTTCTTGCGGAGCAGGTAGCCGCAGACGAACACCGCAAAGAGCTGCAGCGCGAGCGCACCCGCAAGCATCGCGAAGGGAAGCGTTACGGTAACGTTACGGTAACGTTACCAGAGCGTGACAGTAACGTTACAACCCCTAGCAAAGAAGGTTTCCCCCCACCCCCCTTCGAAGAAACTCAACCCCCCCAAAAAGGAACCCTAAAGGGTTCCCAAAAAGGTACCCCGGTTGAGGAACTTTCGGCTGTCCTCGACGAGACGAGAGCACGGGGCGTCGTCGAGCACCGTCAGCGGATCGGCAAGGCCCTAACCCCATACGCTGCTTCACTCCTCGCCAAGAAGCTAGCCGAGTGGCCCGATCCCAACGAAGCCGCCGACGCGATGATCGCCAACGGCTGGCAGGGCTTCAAGCCCGAGTGGATGGAAAACCGGAACGGCAGAGGCCCGCCAAAGCAACGCGGCCCGTCCTTCCTCGACATCGCCAACGCAACCGAAGCCTTCCTCCGGGAACAAGATGACCCACCTAGACCGCCATACCTCCGCCTCGCGCAGTGACGCCGCCGGCGTCGCCAACGCCCTTGCCAGAATGTTCGTCAGCTTCCGGGAGAGGGCGGAGGACGCGGAGGCCATGCTTGGCGCTTACGCCTCAACCCTCGACGATCTTCCGGCGTGGGCCATCGTCCAGGCTTGCGAGCGCTTCGCTCGGGGCAAGGTCACGGACAGGCGGAACAGCTTCACGCCGACTGCGGCCGAGGTCCACGAGGTCGCGGATGGCCTGGTGGCCGAGGAGGAGCGCCACCAGCGCCTCATGCGCCCCCCGATGTACCAGCTCCCGCCTCCTCCCGGCCCTTCGCTTGTCGAGCGCCTCGCCAAGGTGAAGCCCCTCGACGACTACCGGGCCGAACTCAAGGCCGAGACGGTGGATTACGAGGCGGAGAAGCGCCGGCAGTTGTGGCGCGAGATGGGGCCGCGCCTGTGGGAGCGCTTCGGCCACGATCCTTCAAAGCCGTGGAAGCCCTCGGCGGAACTCGAGGAGATCATCCGCAGCAAGCCGCCGACGAAGGCCGAGCAGGAGGCCGCCTGATGTCCCTCCCGACCATGTCCATCCAGAAGCGAGACGAAGCATGAGCATGACGATGGAACAGCTTGAATCCCGCGTCCGCCAGCACCTTCGCCGGCAGGCGGAGGATTCCCCGAAGTCGATCGCCTCCGCCGGCAACGTGCCGGCTGGAGAAATCCCTGACTTCGTCGTCGAGGACTTTGCGAAGATGATCGTCGCCATCCTCCCGGAGATTATCGAGGAGGTTCGGAACTGATGACCGAACACCTCCACGAACTCCCCGACCCCACCTCCATCTCCCGCCTGGATATCATCGCCATGGTCCTAGGCAAGCTCGACAACGAGACGTGGACCTCACCTCTCGACCGCGCCCGGAAGTGCGTGGCCTTGCTCGAAAACAGCGGGCTTGATGTCGTCCAGTCCATCTCCATGCCGAGGGAAATACGATGAGCAAGGTTGTCGAGTTCACGGGCGGCAAGCGCTGCGCCGAATGTGACGAGCAGATCGACCCCCGGCGGCTTCGTGCTCGTCCAGACGCCAGGCGCTGCGTGTCCTGCGAGGCGCTTCGCGAGCGCCGAATCCACAACAATCTTGAATGGATGCGCGATGGCGATATCGCGATCATCCGACGCTAGGAGCCGAGCAATGGCGGTCAACGATCACGCGCTGATCCGGTTTATCGAGCGCTATAAGGGCGTAAGCCTTGACGCCTATCGCCGGGAGTTGGTTGCGCTCGCCGCCGCCGCCACTCCGCTTCAGCGCCCCCTTGTTGGAGGCGAAGCCCTACAAGAGTTCGCGGCGCTCGTCCTGCCGGTAGGGCGGATCGTGACGGTTTTCGCGCCCGGAGCGCGGCCGTGGCGCAAGGGTAGGTCGAAGGTGGCCGCTCTCGTCGCCCTTCCGCTTCCGCTAGATGTCGAGATTGTCCGCAACCCAACCGAGCCCGCCTAACCCATGTCACGCAAGGGGCGACAGCCAGGACCACGGGAGCCAAACGGCCGACCAAGCCGCAAGGCAGAGCACAGGCAGGCCCGCCACCGGGATCGTGAGGCCATGAGCGCCGACGAGGCGAAGTCCGTCGTCATCGAGGCCCGCGTCCGCCACGGCGTGCCGCGGATGCTGGCGGACCTCCAAGACGCAGGGCGTCCCAACCCCGGCACGCTCCACGGCAAGATGCGGCTTCGGGGGATGCTCATCAAGGGCCGCACGGATCAAGACCCTGGCGCAATCAACGCTGACCAGTTCGCCGCGGCGGAATGGTATCTCGGCAAACGCCTCGCCTACCTCAGGGCCATTGGTGCCGAGCGCGTAGCCTACGACGAGCCCAGCGGCATCGGGACGGGTGGGATCACCATCACGGAGGCCAACGATGAATGGCGCAAGGTGCTGCGCGTGCTGCAGGACGTTTCGACCGAGCACCGCGCGCCGATCGTCGCCGCCTTCGACACGATCCTTGTGAGGCAGACGTTTGTCCAGAGCCTCGTCGGTGATCTCAGGATCGGGTTGAACGCGATCCATAGGACGTTCCTCGCCGGCCAAAGGAGGGCAGCGTGAAAATTACAATCGCGAAGGACGGCGTAAAACGGTCCATAGCGGGGCCGTTCGACGTATGTCTGAGCCGCGAGGATGCCGAGGCCATCGTCGAATCGTTGCAGCGGCGCCTAGCGGAATCTGGTTGGAGCTACGGGTGGCACCGCATTCGCGGGAAGGAGCCGATGGTCGGCGGGCCGCCAGATACGCCGCCAGAGCCGTGGGCTTGACATTCCGTGGCAAATCACTCCAGATGTCAGCCACCTCATCATGACGCTTTGCGCCCGCAGGAGACTGGGGGCCATCGGCGAAAATCCCGGTAGCCACGAACTGCCGGGTTTCAAGAATGGCCTCGGGCGGTTCACGCTCGGGGCCATTTGGCATTTCCCCTTCCATTCCCAGACAGGAGGCAGCCGACATGACCGGCCGCCCGAAGAGTCATGGCTGCACCGCGCGGTAGATCGCCTGGTTTCACGATGTCGCCCGAGCACCGGGCTAAAATCGCGAACAGCAACATCCTCAATGCGTTGATAGAGCACGCCGATGGTCGGCGCGACATGAGTTCAACGCAGGTGCAGGCCGCGCTTGGCCTTCTCCGCAAGGTGATGCCCGATCTCGCCGCCACCGAACTGTCCGGGAGCGTCGGCATTAGCCACGAGGACGCGCTTGCCGATCTTAAGTGACGACGAAGCCGCCATCCGGCAGCGCCTCAAGGACGACTTCCCGCACTACGCTGCCAAGTGTCTCAAGATCAGGACCAAGGATCCACGTTCCGGCCCCCAGCCGCTCCTACTCAACGAGGCACAGCGCTACCTGCATGGCAGGATCGAAGCGCAGTTCCAGAAGACCGGCAAGGTCCGCGCGCTCGTCCTCAAGGGACGACAGCAGGGCGTCTCAACCTACATAGGCGGACGGTTCTACTGGCGCACCACCCACGCCCGCGGTGTTCGGTGCTTCATCCTCACCCATGAGCAGGATGCAACGGACAACCTGTTCGGGATGGTGGATCGCTACCACGAGCATTGCCCCGAGCCGGTCAAACCATCAACGGGCGCGGCCAACGCCAAGGAGCTGTCCTTCGATACGCTCGGCAGCGGTTACGCGGTCGGTACGGCAGGGACCAAGGCTGTAGGGCGTTCCCAAACGATCCAACTCTTTCACGGATCGGAGGTTGCCTTCTGGCCGAATGCCTCGACCCATTTCGCGGGTGTC